AAGCTAACTTATCTGGAGACTTTGAAGTTCTTACAGATTCATTATCATTAACACCTGGAAAGATCACAGCCGATAATCAAATCGCTGCTGTTCTTCATAGAGGTCGTGCATTTAGTTCAAGAGACTTGGCTGCATTAGCAGTTGGTGGCGGCCCAGATCCTATGGCTGCTATTGCACAAAAGATGGCTGCTTATGTAAACAACCAAAAGCAAAAAGACTTATTCTCTTGTTTAACTGGTGCATTTGGATCAATCAACGCAAACGATAGCAACTCTGCTTTATTTGCTTTGACAATTGATTCAGAATCTGGTGACACTCCAACAACATTAAGTCCAAGACACGTTGCAAAAGCACAGGCTTTACTTGGTGATCAAGGATCTAAACTTACAGCCATAGCAGTCCATTCTAAGGTGTACTATGACTTGGTTGAGAGAAATGCGATTGATCGTATTTACGACAATACTGGAGCTCCCGATACTGCAGCAACTTCAGGTACAACAGCAAACGCTTTTCCAGGCACAACATCAATTCCTACATTCATGGGATTGAGAGTTATTGTTTCTGATGACGTGCCAACTACAGGTTCTGGTTCTTCTACCGAGTATTCAACATTCTTCTTTACTCAAGGAGCAGTTGTTACAGGAGAGCAAGCACCAATTAGAACTCAAACTGATAGAGACATCCTTGCTTTGGAAGAAGCAATGGCTGTTGACCTTCATTACATCTACCATCCAGTTGGATTGAAGTATGCAGTATCAACTGTTAACCCAACTCGCACCGTATTAGAGACAGTTGCCTCTTGGTCGAAAGTGTACGAGACAAAGAACATAGGTATTGTTCGTGCAACTAACGTAAGTAACCAGGATTAATCATGGCTTCATTATTTGACGTAACTGCTGGTCTTTTAGTTGGACCAACAGGTGGTGGCACAGTAACTCAAGCCACAAACAAATCAACAGGTGTAACTCTTAATACAGAGTCAGGGCAGATCACAATGAACAATGCTGCTTTAGCTGCAGCTGCAGAGGTAAGTTTTACAGTTACCAACAGCAAGATTTCAGCAACTGATGTTGTTGTAGCTTGTCATGGTTCTGGTGGAACTGCTGGTTCTTATTTAGTTAATGCAAATGCTATCGGCAGTGGTTCTTTTGCAATCACAGTTTCTAATGTTTCTAGCGGATCATTAAGCGAAGCAATAGTTATTAACTTCGTTGCTCTTAAAGGAGCATCTAGCTAGATGGCAATGTACGCTTTTAGGCGTATGAGAGCGAGGAATGAGGCTGCTCAAAAGGCAGCTTCATTAACTCCAACTCTTGAAAAGCCAAAACCAAAATTAAAGCCCAAGAAGGAAAAACCAAATGGCGATAACTCTTGACGCAACAGTTGGTGGTGCAAACGCAAACACTTATGCAGATTTAACTGCTGCTAATTCCTTTATTGAAGGATTGGTTCTAAGTGATGATACTGCCGCATGGGATAATTCATCTAATGATAATAAAAACCGTGCGTTATTTACCGCAGCCCAAAGAATAGACAGAGAGAAGTTTTTAGGAGCAAGGGTGGCTGATACTCAGGCTTTAGAATGGCCAAGATCAGGAGTTCGTAAACCAGATACTTACACAAACCTTTATGGCCTATCTTTTCCAAATAGATTAGTTGCTGATTATTACACCGATACTGAAATTCCTGATCGGGTCAAACATGCTCAGATTGTCTTGGCAGTTTATCTTAATAACAACAGAGGAGGACTTGATCTTTCTGGCTTAGAAGATTTTGCTGCTGTTAGTATTGGTAATATAAATGTTACTCCACGCTTTTATGGAGCTACTGGTATTGATCGAATCCCACCTATAGTTGATCATTACTTAATGGGCATTAGAATAGGTGGAAGAGCAAACCTACAAATCAAGAGGTCATGAAAATGGGCTACGGCTACGAATATCCAGCTGCAATCATCATTACAGATACAAATGCCCACACAGGCAGATTTGGAAAGGTGCATTGCTTAACTGATGCAGAGGCAACTTTTGTTGCTGAAAATATTACCGAAAATGGATCTGCAACCATAAACGGTATTACCATGAAAGCGTCAAGTGAAGTTTGTGGAGTCATAACTAGTATTACTCTCGCAAGTGGACAAGTTATTGCTTATTCATTATGAGTCTTGCAAATGCTCTTAAAAAAGCAGCTTCCAGTTCAATAAAAAAACTTGGCGGCGATATAACTTATAGAAGAGTGACAACTGGAATATACAATCCTACTACTGGCTCAATGAGCGAAGTAAAAACAGATGTCAGTATTAAAGGAGTTGTAAGTTCTATTGCAAGGTCGGAAGTAAGCGATCAAGTTTCGGGGCAAGATAAAAGACTTACAATTTCAGCGGGCGACATAACTTTCACTCCAACAACATTTGATAGAGTTGTAATAAGTGGAACAGAATATAAGGTGGTTCAGATCAACACAAATGAGCAAAATAATGTTGCAATCAGCTTTGATTTGTTTTTGAGGTAAAAATGACGAGGCAAATAAAGCTCACAGGAATTAAAGGTTTTTATGAAGAGCTTATAGTTGATGCTGTTGCTGGAACTACTCTTGAATGGACAAGAAGAGTTAAAAAAGCAACTCCTGTTGATACAGGAAGATTGAGGGCAGCTTGGCAATTTAATATTAAAAAGTTTGAAGGGAATATTACAAACAATGTGGTTTATTCAGAACCAGTTTGTTTTGGTATTAATAAACCTAAATCTTGGGGAGGAGTTTACAGAACAAGACAAAATACTGTTGAAGGTTTCCCCGCAATAATTGGAAAAGAACTTGAGATATACATCAACAGACAATTTGGGAGGTTCTAATGGCAGCTACAAATCTTAATACAGTTAGGTCAACTATTGAATCAAGAATTAGAAATGAGTTCAGGACAGGACAGCCAATCCCAATAGTTTTTAATAATGTTCCTTTTGATGCCACTAATGTCGATCAATACATACAATGCACTCTTAGTTTTGGATCAAGTGAATACCTTACACAACAAGCACCCAATTCAAGCACCACTTCCACAAATCTTGTTGTGGGTCTTGTTACTTGTAATATTTATACAAAGCAAGGATTAGGAGCAGGGGCAAATTTTACTATAGGCAAAAGAGTAAGAGATTTATTTAATAGAATTACAGTTTCTAATGTAAGATTTGATCCACCAGTTGGGCCAGAGGTTTCTGAGGCAATTCCAGAGGGCAAATTTCAGACACAGGTTAGAATAACATTTGAACTCTATGAGGCACTTGTTCCATGAATGAAATTACAGAAGAAATGCTTGATGCTATTGAGGCTGTTAAAGGAAGAAGAGATCCTAATTATTGGGACCCCCAATGTAGAAGATATTTAGAAAACCAGAAAGCAAAAGCAAAAGCTGTAAAAAAACCTAAAAAAGGTTAATATAAATATAAATCTTTCTTTTTATTGTTATGGCTGCTGTAAAAGGTGACGTGGGTCAAGTCAAATTTGATGATGGTGGATCTTCAGTCAACCCAGTTTTAGGCACAAGATCTTGGTCTATGTCTATAACCAAAGATACCCAAGAAACAACAACACAAGGCGACACTTTCAAAAAATTTGTCGGTGGACTTATTGAAGGAGAGGGAACTGCTGAATTAGTTTATGACAATGCCGCAACTGGTGAAACTGCAAGTTTTGTTGATGCTTGTTTAACAACGGGTGACGCTGGAACTGCATCTTTTGAGCTTTTCCCTGATAGTGCAAGTGGATCTGCAAAGATAAGCTTCAGCGGCCTTGTAACAAACTTTGAGCAAAGTTCAGCTTTAGGTGATGTAAACACTATTAGCATCACATTTAAACCAAGCGGTACGATTACCTCAGCTATTTAATTAATTTATGGCAAGCCAAAGAACCGCCGACATTCTTCTTGGAGCATTTAAAGATGAAATGGTCACGAGAAGAAAGTTTGAGGTAAAAGACTCAAAAGGAGAAGTTAAGTTAACTTTATACTTCAAACCCATAACAAGATATGCAAGAGTAAGAGCTCAACAATTGGCCGGATCTGATGATGCTTTAATTATCTCAACTCAACTTCTTTGCCAAATGGCCGAAAAGGAAGATGGAACACCTGCTTTTGATATGTCAGATGCACCTATCTTACAAAGAAGCCTTCCTGAAAAAGTATTAAACGACCTTGAGTTGTTTTTAAACGATATTAAGCTTGATATTGATACAGCAAAAAACGAATAAAAGGGGATACTTGGTTTAGATTTGAGTTTTTCCTAGCAACAGAACTTGGTAAAACGCTGCAAGAGCTCAGGGCAAATATGACTGAGGCAGAGCTTATTTATTGGGCTGGATATTATGAAATTAAACATGAAGAAGAAAAAAGAGCCTTACAGCGACAAAAGCGTAAATCAATGTAAAATAAGTTAAAGACTTTTTTGATTTGTGGCAGAAGCTGTTGTTAGGTTAAAAGTTGATGCAACAAATGCTAATAAAGCATTAAATGGTGTTCAAGCAAAAACTCAAAAATTACAAGGTGCATTAGGTGGCTTAAGAACTGCAATTGGTGGAATCGGTCTCACTTTATTAGCAAGGCAAGCAGTTAATACATCTGCAAACTTTGAAAAACTAAATGTAAGATTAGGATTGCTTACTAAACAAAGTGGAACTTTTGCAAAATCACAACAAATAGCTGCAGATGCTCAAAAAGCATTCGGTTTAAGTTCCACAGAAGCCCTCGAAGGAATTACAAATATAACTGCAAGACTCGCACCATTAGGTGTTGGTGTAGAAGATATAAAAAGCACATTTTTTGGTTTTAATACTGCAGCTAAATTAGCTGGTTCATCAACAATTGAAGCTTCAAACGCATTCAGGCAGCTTGCTCAGGCTCTTGGCTCAGGAAGATTAGCTGGAGATGAATTTAGAAGTATATCAGAACAAATCCCGACTTTATTACAACCCATCGCTGACGAACTTAATGTTCCTATAGGTAAATTAAAAGAATTAGCTGCTGAAGGTAAACTAACCAGCGATGTTGTTCTTAGAGCTCTAAAAACTATTGAAACAGATGGAGCAGCTTCCTTAAAAGAATTAGTTGCAAATGATCCGACACAAACCTTTAAAAATTTCAGCAATGCAACTGAAGATTTATCCAGAGCCTTTGGAGATCAGTTAAAACCTGTCGTAATAACTGTGACAAAAGCTTTGACTGAGTTTATTACAAAAATTACAGATTTTGTAAATACAGATGCTGGTAAAGCAACACTTTTATTAGTTGGAATCGGTGCTGCTATTAAAACAATTGCGGTTGTTGCTCCTTTAGCTGGTGCGGCTGTTGCTGCATTTACGATTAAAGTGGGAGCATTAAAAATAGCAGTTTTAGGCTTATCTGGAGCGTTGGCTGCAAGTGGAATTGGAGCATTTGCTTTAGCTCTCGGATTTGTCACCACTCAAATAATAAAAACAAGAAGAGAACAAAAAGAGTTAAATGACGCAATTACTAAAGGCTCTGGAGAGGAAGTTGCTAAGGCACTTGGTAAACAAGAGAAAGCATTAGAAAAAATAAACGAAAGATTAAAAAATGCAAACGGAAGAACTAAAAAAAGTCTTGAAAACAAAAAGAAAGAAATTGAAGAGGATATTAAATTACTTGAAAAAAGAAATCAAACTTTAGAAAAAGAAAAAGAAATAACTGAGGAAAAGAAAAAGCAAAACGAAGAGCATAAAAAGTCAGAAGAATTAATTAACAAACAAAAAGAGGCAACTGAAAAACTAAAAGAAAAAATGTCGGCTGTAGGAGAAGAAATAGAAAGCAGTATAAAAAATAATTTAAGAGATGCAATAACTGGAGCAAAGAGCTTTGGAGAAGCCATGACGGGTGTACTAAACCGAATCAGAGACAAAATACTTGATGCACAGATTGATAAATTAATAGGTGGCTTTGGAGAGGCATTTGGTAAGAGTGCAAGCGGTGGGGAGAAAAAAGGACTTGGTGGATTTCTTGGAGGTATTCTTGGAGGATTATTTGCAAATGGTGGTCAACCACCTGTTAATAAAATTTCAGTAGTTGGTGAGCGAGGTCCTGAATTATTCGTTCCTACCTCAAAAGGCACAATTATTCCAAACGGTGGATTTGGTGGTGATTCAGTAACAAATGTAATAACTGTTAACGTGGATGCAAAAGGTTCATCTGTGCAGGGTCAAGATGCAGAAGGAAATGAACTCGGCCAGCAAATTGCAATTGCGATACAATCGGAGTTAGTTAAACAAAAACGGACAGGAGGTTTATTAGCATAATGGCCACTTTTCCAGACTTACTGCCTATTTACAACACCCAAGAAACTACAAATCAAGATAATCAAGTTGTTGAGCTTGGTGACGGATTTCAAAAAAGATTAGTTTTTGGATTGCCAGCAAATAAAAGACTTATTTCATTAAATTTAACTTTTAATGTTTCGACATCCGATGCAAAAACTATTAACGATTTTTTGAATGAAAGATTCGATGACCAAGCAAGTTTTGATGTAAGCACATCTTTTAGACAAAATGTACTGCCTGATCTTACAGCTTCGCCTAACTTTATTTGTACAAGTAGAACCAGAACAACTGTCCTTTCAAATAGAGTAATAATTAATTTAAGTTTTCAAGAAGTCGCAGAACCTTAATGGCCATCCCTGTATCTGAACTACAATCAATTAACCCAAGTTCGATTCTTGAACTTTATAAACTTGAACTTGTTGAAGGTCTACATTATGAAACAGGAAATCCATCCTCAGTTCCCACAATCTTCAGATTTCATTCTGGTACTAATATGAACAGTAATGCAGATATTATTTGGCAGAGTGATACTTATCAAAAATTCCCAATAGTTGCAACAGGCTTTGCTTTTTCAGGTTCAGGTCAAATTCCAAGACCAACTTTACAAATGAGTAATTTAGGAGGTATTACAAGAAGTGGCTCTGTAATTACTGTTACTGATTTATTAATAATCGTAAATTTAACAACTCCAAACAATGATTTGCTTGGAGCAACTTTAAAAAGATTACAAGTATTAGCAAGCAGTCTTGATGCTGCAAATTTTTCTTCTGGAACTAATCCCTTTGGAACTCCAAACTCGAATGAACTGCCCCAAGAAGAATTTGTTATTGATAGAAAAACTGTTGAAACCAGAGATATTGTAGAATTTGAGTTAGTAAGTAATCTTGATACTGAAAATAAAAGAATACCAGCAAGACAAGTTACAAGGAATGAATTTCCAGCAGTCTCATCATTTTTAAATAGATAAAATGGAACAGTGGAAACTCGATGCTTTTGATCATGCTGAAGAATCTAAACCTTTAGAATGCTGTGGAATATTAGCAAAAAAAAATAACAAATTAATATATTGGAAATGCAACAATGTCGCAAAAAATAATCCAGAATATAGTTTTGTAATAGAACCTTTAGATTGGGCTGAATGTGAAGATACCGTCGATGAAATTATTGGAGTTGTTCATAGTCATCCAGAGGGTAATTTTGAATTTAGTGATAATGACGTAGCAAGCTGTAATTATTTAGATGTTCCCTTTTATCTTGTGGATCCATCAACACAAAGTATTATTCATATAGAGCCACAAGAATTATGAAGAAAATAAGAGTATATGGTCGACTTAGAAAGTATGTAGGACAAGCTGAATTTGAAGCTGATGTTGCAAGTCCTTTAGAAGCCTTGAGTTTTTTAAGTTGTAACTTCAAAGGGGTGGAGGAACACATGGCTCAACAACCTTATACGATAATGTGCGGTGATTTAGCAATATCGGAAGATTTAATAAATTTACAAACAGAAGCAGATATAAAAATTATCCCACTAGTTCATGGAAATTTTTTCAGTTTTGTTGTTGGCTTTGCTCTTAAATTTGTTGCTAAAAAAGTTGTATTACCAAAATTACTAACGACAATTATTTCAACAGTTGCAACTCAAATGATTTTTAATGGAGTAAATCAACTTTTAACTCCTCAAAGGACGAGCAACAATAGTGCAGCTTCTCAAATGGATAGAACTGATCCTTCTGCTTATGCGGCCAGTTATTCTTTTACTGGGCTTACAAATGTAAGTCAGGCTGGAGTTCCAGTAAATTTAGTTTTTGGTGAAATTTTAGTCGGCTCAATTACCGTTTCAAATGGTGTTGATACTGTACAAGTGGAAGGTGGCAATTAATGAGCATCAAAGAATTTGACCAGAATACGACTCTTTCTAATCCTGATCTGCCATCAGATGCTTTATCAAGTAAACAATTTATTACGATTGTTGATGTTATTTCTGAGGGAGAAATTGCTGGTTTTGCAACCCCACATAAGAGAGGAATTGCCACTACAAATGCTGCATACAAGACAGCTTGTAAAACTGATATTTTTTTAAATAAAACACCCATTTTAAATGTTTCAGCAAATTTTGATAATGCTGAATTTCTGGCCAAAGTACAAAATCCTAGTGATGCAGACTTTAACTTTAAGAATGTTGGTTTTGATTTTAGATTAGGAACATCAAATCAAACTTTTATAGGTGGCATAAAAAATATTGAAAGTGAAAATCCTATCGGAACAACAGTAACAACCTCATCTCCAGTAACTCACACAGTAACTTCAGATACAATTAATGCAGTAAGAGTCACAGTCAGATTTGGAAATTTACAAAAATTTGAGGATGATGGAGATATTGTTGGTGCTGAGGTGCAACTTAGAATTAAAACAATAGAAAATGACGGAACTACAACAACAGTAATTACAGATACAATTAAAGGTCGATCATCAAATGCTTATTTTAGAGACTACCTTGTAAATTTTTCTTCAACAACTTCTTACCCTGTGCAAGTAAGACTTGAAAGAATTACTGCGGATAGTACAGACACAAATCTACAAAATGCTTTTAGTTTTTCATCAGCAACGGATATAATTTTTCAACAAAACGCTTATTTAAATACTGCTCATTTAGCGTTAAGGTTAGGTGCAGAACAGTTCCCAAGAGTTCCAAGCAGAGTCTTTAGATTGAGAGGTATTAAGGTTAAAATACCGCACAATGCAACTGTTGATTTACAAACTGGAGCAATATCATATTCTGGAACCTTTGATGGAACTTTTAAAACAGATCGAGAATGGACAACAGATCCAGCTTGGATTCTATATGACATATTATCTAATACAAGATATGGCTGTTCTATTCCTGAAACCAGCTTAAATAAATTCACTTTTAAAACAGTTAGTGAATACTGTGGAGCTTTTGTAGATGATGGTGAGGGAGGTTTGGAGCCACGTTTTTCTTTAAATGTAAATATTACTCAGCAACAAAAAGCATTCGATTTAATAAATGACTTATGTTCTGTGATGAGAGCGATGCCTTTTTATGAAGCTGGCAGTATTTCTATCAGCCAAGATGCCCCAAAATCATCAAGTTTCTTATTTACCAACGCATCAGTTACTAAAGAAGGATTTACTTATACTGGCTCAAGTTTAAAAACAAGACATACAGTAATTAATGTTTCATATTTTGATTTAGAAACTCAAGATATTGACATTGAAACTGTGGAAGCTGATGCTGCAACTCAGGCTAAATATGGAGTTGTAACAAAAAATATAAATGCATTTGCAACAACATCAAGGGGTCAAGCACAAAGGTTTGGAAAATGGTTTTTATTTAATGAGCAAAATTCTGGTGAAACGATTGCATTTACTACAACTATTGAGGCTGGAGTTACTTTACGTTGTGGGGACATTATAGAGGTTTCAGATTCACTTAAAGCTGGAACCCGTAGAGGTGGAAAAATTAAAAGTGCAAGTGGGACAACCATAATTCTGGATGATTTTGAAAATACTGATATTCCAACTCCTACGCATACAGATAACTTTACGGTAAATCCAACAATTTCTTGCATGTTGCCAGATAATACACTTGAAACAAAAAATATTGTGACCGTTGCAGATAATGTTTTGACAATTGAATCAGCATTTTCAACTGATCCAAATTCCAACGCAGTTTATATCTTAGAAACCACAACATTACAAACAACGACTTGGAGAGTAATTAATGTCACAGAAAACGGTGACGGTACTTTTAATGTTTCAGCTTTGAGTCACGACACAGGAAAGTATGACTTTGTTGAGGATGGAGTTCCGTTGCCGACCAAAAGTATTAGCACTTTGACTGAAATTAAACAACCACCAACAGGATTAGCAGCAGAAGAAAAAATTGTTGAAATAAATAAAAGGGCAGTCACAAAAATAATTCTTGATTGGCAGAACGTAACTGGAGCTTCTAAATACAGAGTTTATTACAGATTTGAGAACGGTGATTTTACACAAATAGATACAACCTCAAGTAATTTAGAAATTCTAAACACCAAACAAGGATCTTATGAATTTGAAGTTTTTTCTTATAATGGTATAGGCGAACCGTCACCAACTGCAGCTGTATTACAATTTACAGCAGATGGCTTTTCTGCTCCACCTGAAAACGTACAAAATTTAACTCTTGAACCAATAAATGATGAGCAAGTAAGACTTAGATGGACCCAGACCACTTCAATAGATGTAAAATTTGGTGGACAGGTTTATGTTCGCCACAGCCCAAGAGTTGACGGATCTGGCACTTTTTCTAATTCAACTGATTTAATTGAAGCAATTTCTGGAATATCTACAGAAGTTGTCGTCCCAGCAAAATCTGGAGAATATGTTCTTAAATTTCAAGATTTAAAGGGTAATTTTAGTACTGGCGACACATCGGTAATTCTTACAATTCCAACATTAAGAGAAGAACTTGCTCTGCCAGAAGTCAGAGAGCAAACTTCTTTTTCTGGTACAAAAACAAATCTGAGTGTATCTTCAAATACATTAACTTTAACTGATCCAGCTTCAAATTTAACAGGCTCATATATTTTTCAAAATAGTTTAGATTTAGGAAATACTTTCTCTCTAAAATTAAATTCTCACATATTGTCAACTTCTGGAAATGTGTCGGATTTATTTGATGCAATCCCAAATTTGGATCAAAGAGTCAACTTTGATGGGGCAGATGCTCTTCATGCCAATGGAACTTTATTTGTAAGAACAAGCACAGATGGCTCAAACTTTGGATCTTATAACAAAATCACAAGTGGAACTTTTAGAGCAAGAGCTTTTGAATTTAAAGCAGAGCTTAGTTCGACAGATACAAATGAAAACATTGCAATTTCTGAATTGGGTGTTGATGCTTTTTTACAAGCTAGAACAGAACAAAGCACAACTTTAATTGCATCAGGGGCTGGGGCAAAAGATGTTACATTTGCTGCTCCTTTTTTTACAGGCACATCAGCAATTGGAGGAAGCACATCCACATATCCACCTAGTATCGGAATCACAGCACAGAACATGGCAAGTGGTGACTTTTTTGAGGTCACAAATATAACAGGAACTGGCTTCAGAGTGACTTTTAAAAATTCGTCAAATGTCGCAGTTGATAGAAATTTCAGCTATTCGGCTGTAGGATATGGAAGGGGAGGTTAACTAAATGGCAAGAGTCAATTCTACTGGCAAAGAGACATCAAGTAATTTTTCACCAGCCAACGGCACAGGGTCGGCTGTAAGAACTGCAATCAAAGATATATTTGAATCTATTAGGACATTAAATAGTGCGTCAGGAGATCCATCTGGAGCTGCAAATTTAGCTGCATTTCAACCTCATATTGATTCAGATACAAATTTATTAAAAATTAGAAATTCTGGAAACTCAGCATTTGTAACTCTTGGAAATGTAAGTGAGACAAATTTTGGTCATTTAGATTTATCTGGGGGAACAATGACTGGAGTTTTGGGTTTGCCAAATGGATCAAACTCAGCACCATCAATTCATTTAGGAGACAGTACAACTGGGCTTTTTAGAAAAGGCAGTAATCAATTAGGTTTAACATTTGGGGGAACTGAAAAGGCGTTTTTTGATCAAAATGGACTCACTTTACAAGCACAAGCCGATGTAAGATTTGCCGATTCAGATAGTTCACATTACGTCGCTCTACAGTCTCCAGCAACTGTTTCCTCAAATGTTACTTTTACCTTGCCAGCGGCAGATGGAAGTAGTGGACAATTTATAAAAACAGATGGAAGTGGAAATTTAAGCTTTGTAACCCCCTCAAATGCTTTGACAATAGGAAGCACAAGTCTTACTTTGCCAGCAACAATAACAGCTTTAGCTGGTATGCACCAAATTGCACCAGCTACAAATAATCAATATAGTTTAGGGACAAGTTCTTTAAGATGGTCTGACATATTCACAAACGATTTGAATTTATCTAACGAAGGAGGAGCTAATGACGTTGACGGAACTTGGGGGAGCTATACTATACAAGAAGGAGAAGATTCGCTTTTCTTGATCAACAAACGAAACGGCAAAAAATTTAAATTTGTTTTACAGGAGGTCTCTTAATGGGAATATTCACTAACAGTATTTCACCAGCAAATGGTTTGGGATCTGGCAAATTTGGAGGAATCATTCAAACAGTTTTCGCACATAAAACTGATATGACTTCTCTTTCACCTGGAAGAAATGGTCAAGCAACAATACCAAGTATGAGTTGTGCTATAACAATGAATGACTCAAGTAATAAAGTTTTTATACATTATTCGATTGTTTACGACACAGGAACAAGTAATGGTAAGGGAGGTTTTAGAATAGATAGAAGTGGTTCAGTCATCGCTCAACCTGATAGTGCAGGTAATAGATACTTAGTTCATACAGGCTATGGTGCAAACGCAGACCAAGATCAAAGTATGATGAATTGTTCAGGCACTTTTATAGACACACCCGGAAGTGGCACACATACTTACACAATGCTTGCTTACAACTGTGACCAAAGTGATGCTACCTTCGCAGTAAGAATAAATGGAGCAAGACAAGACCCTGATCAGGCTGATGATGGTCGTGCTTGTTCTAGTCTTTTAGTACAGGAGATTTCAGTTTAATGGCTCTAGATCACGAAGCAATTTTGAGAGCATATCCAAACGCAGTTGTTGTTGATGCTAAAGTTGGCGTTTTAGATAGTTCAGGAGATCAAATAACTTTAGATCAAAATTTAGTCGATGCAGCAAGAGTTGAATTAGATAAAGAATTTTACAAAATTCAAAGAAGAAGAGAATATCCAGATTGGAGAACACAATTAGAATACATTTATGACAACGGAATTGAAAAATGGAAAACAGATATTGTTGATCCTGTAAAAGCAAAATATCCTAAACCTAGTTAACTATGGCTATTAATCCAGCCCAAAAAGATTTTACTGTACAAAGAAGGGCTGATTTTCCTCTTACTCTTACTTTTAAAGATGGAAATGGTGATGCAATCGACCTTACTGGATACACCGTCGCTGCTGAAGTTTATAGCGAAGATAGATCAACTTCTTATGGTTCTTTTGGGGTCACTTATACAAGTAGATCGACTGGAACTGTAGATATTAAGCTAACAGATACGCAAACTGCGGCATTTTCGCCAAATGAATTAAAATATGATGTTTTATTAACACAACCAAATGGAGACAAATTTTATTATTTAGAGGGTACACTATATGTAAGCGAGGGTTACACCACATGAGCAGTCCAAACTCAGTAACAGTTTCTCAAGTTTCTGACGTAACTACAGTTGAGGTGACGACGGCGGGGCCACAAGGCCCAACTTTCTCGTCATCAGGATCAACTCTTAATGATGATAATAAAGTTGATGGCTCTGTAGTGTTTTTTGATTCGTCTAGTGGTACATTTAAAGCAGATAGCACAACCACAAAACTTACACTTGTTAATGGAGGAAATTTCTAGGCCATGTCTAATACTATAAGAATTAAAAAAAGAGCAGCTAGTGGAAGTGCTGGGGCTCCTTCAAGTTTATCTCCATCTGAATTAGCTTTTAATGAAGCAGATTTAAAATTATACTATGGTTTTGGTGATAACGGTTCAACACCACCTTCTGCAAGTTCAATAATTACGGTTGGTGGTGCTGGTGCATTTTTCAATAAAACAGATACAAGAACTGCAAATACTGTTTTATCAGGCCCCACAAGTGGATCTGCGGCTGCTCCTACATTTAGAGCTTTAGTTGCGGGTGATTTACTAAAATTAAATGAATTTACTGCTCCTGATGGATCTGTAAGTCTAAACAGTCAAAAAATTACAAACTTAGCTACACCGACTGCTGATGGTGATGCAGCTTCAAAGTCCTATGTGGACGGGGTCAGTCAAGGATTAGATGTCAAGGACAGTTGTGTTGCCGCGACTACAGGAAATATTACTATTGCAACTGCTTTAAATAATGGAGACACTTTAGATGGCGTATCTTTATCAACAAATGATCGTGTTCTTGTAAAAGATCAGTCAACTGCTTCAGAGAATGGAATTTATATTGTTGGATCTTCTCCAGCGAGGGCTGATGACTTAGCTGCTGGTGCAGACGCAGCGGGGATGTTTACCTTCGTAGAACAAGGCACAGTCAATGCTGATAATGGGTTCGTTTGCACTAGCAATAAAGGATCAGCGGTGGTAGGGACCAATAACCTTGCTTTTGCTCAATTCTCTGGGGCGGGTCAAATTACAGCGGGTGATGGTTTAGATAAGTCAGCAAATACTTTATCCGTTGATCTCAAATCAAATGGTGGTCTAGTTATTGAGTCAACTGAAATCGCTGTTGATCTCGCAGCAAGTTCAATTACTGGAACTCTTGCGGTTGGTGATGGTGGAACGGGTGCAACTTCAGCATCAGCAGCAAGGACAGCTCTGGGTTTAGTTATTGGAACAGATGTTGAGCCACATAGCGATAAATTAACTGAACTTGCAACTATGGGTCAAACAACTGCAAATGCTTTGGCTGATTTGTCTGAGGCTGAGGTTCAGATTCTTGACGGGGCAACGGTAACTACAGCCGAGTTGAATATTATAGATGGAGGCACATCTGCAACCTCAACAACTTTGGCCACCGCAGACCGATTTGTTTGCAACGATAATGGAACAATGAAACAAGTGGCTCTTTCTGATTTAGTAACCTTTTTAGAAGATGGTGCAACTTCTGGTTTCGATATTAATGGGGGAACCTACTAGAAATTTATTTTTAAGGAGGTGATCTCATGGCAGTTACAATTAAACTTAAAAATGCAAGTGGTAGCGACCCGAGTGCAAGTGATTTAGTTGTTGGAGAGGTAGCAATAAGAACCGATAATGGTAAATTGTTCACAAAAAAAGATAATGGTTCAGTTGCCGAGATAACTGGAGGAGGTGGAATAGATGATGGAGATAAAGGAGATATTACAGTATCAAACTCTGGTGCGACTTTTACTATTGATAATGATGTTGTTACCTATGCAAAAATTCAAAATGTTTCAGCAACAAATCGATTATTAGGAAGAGATAGTTCTGGGGCTGGAGATATAGAAGAGATTGCTCCAAGTGCTGTGAGAACTATGCTTGGTCTTGCAAGTTCAGCAACTACAGATACAACAAACGCATCAAATATAAGCTCAGGGACTTTAGCTGCGGCAAGGGTAGCAACACTTAATCAAGATACAAGCGGAAATGCAGCAACTGCGACAGCTTTAGAAACTGCCAGAACTATTGCTGGAGTTTCGTTTGATGGTACAGCAAATATTTCTTTGAACAATAATGCCATCACAAATGGGGCTGGATATATCACAGCAACTCTGACAAATGAGCAAGTTCAAGATATCGTTGGAGGCATGGTTACTGGTAATACAGAAACAGGTATTACTGTTACTTATCAAGATGGGGACGGAACTTTAGACTTTGTTGTAGGAACTCTAAATCAAGATACGACTGGTTCATCTGCCTCATGCACCGGAAACTCTGCCACAGCGACAAAACTAGCAACAGCAAGAACTATTGCAGGGGTAAGCTTTGATGGGTCAGCAAACATATCTCTTAATAACAATGCTATTACAAATGGTGCTGGATATATAACTGCAACTTTAACCAACGAACAAGTACAGGATATTGTTGGGGCAATGGTTTCTGGAAATAGTGAGTCTGGAATTTCTGTTACTTACCAAGACAGTGATGGTACTTTAGATTTTTCTGTTACTTCCCAAACAGATAATAATTTTACAGACGCAGATCACAGTAAATTAGATGGCATAGCTGCTGGTGCGACAAACGTAACAAATAATAATCAACTTACGAATGGGGCTGGATACATTACAGCGACTTTAACAAATGAACAGGTGCAGGATATTGTTGGAGGAATGGTATCAGGTAATTCAGAGTCAGGTATTACGGTTACATATCAAGATTCTGACGGCACACTTGATTTCTCTGTCACGAGTCAAACAGATGAAAACTTCACAACAACTTTAAAAAATAAACTTGATGGTATTGCTGCTGGTGCGACTGTTGGATTACCTACTTCAGGAGGAGAACTTACAGGTGATCTTGTAACTCATATTGTTAAGCCAGATTCAAATAACACAAGATCACTTGGTACTACTAATCGAAGATGGTCTGATATATTTACAAATGACTTGCATTTAAGTAATAAAGGGAACAAGAATGATTTTGACAATACTTGGGGCGACTTTACAATACAGGAGGGAGAAAATGATTTATTTTTGAAAAATAACAGAAATGGCAAAAAATACAAATTTAATTTAACTGAAATTAATTAATAAAGCTATGAAAGCAAACACAGAAAAGCAAATTTTAGAATGGAAGGAAGAACTTTCCAAGCAAATTAAAACAAGAGATCATGCAAAGAAAGTCTTTGATGAATGTACAAGCAACATTAACGCTTTGCAGGGAGGGGTGCAGTTTGGGGAGGCACTATTGAGGAAGATCGAACAAGAATCCCAGCCAACAGGTATAGTGGAGCTAGACCACAAATTAACACCAAAGTCATCAAAGACAAAGGACCAGCCAACTTAAGTAGAATTTCTCTAAGCATAATGTTTGATCGCATAGTAAAAATTATCTCTATTCTGTCATTTTTGATGTCAATTTCAATGGCAGCTTTCGGATACGTTGCAATTCGCTATATGCAAAGTCCTGAATTTGAGAGAACTTTAAAAAATAAATTGATGGGAAGTTTGGAAAATAAAATGCCAGATGTTATGAAAAAAACTCTTCCTGAGTTTACAGGTCCATCAATTGAGATTCCAAAGCAACAGAAAAGCCCTCTTGGAAATACCCAGAATTGACATACCGCAGATACAAATAAAAGAGATATATATCCCAAGAATAAAAACTTGGGAACAATATCCAACAACACTCGATTTGATTGATAAACCTAAGCTTGATTATCCCGTTGTTAATATTCCCTCTTTTGAACCTCTCGAATATAATCCTGACAAATTTATACCAACGGATCCTGTAAAACAACCTGAGCAAAAGCAACCTGAAATACCTCAACCGCCAGAATACAAACCCGAAATCAAAAAAGATAAAGAGTTCTTTATTAAATGCCCTAACGAGACTAATATTCCAGTAGGGTCGTTTGCCAATGATCTCAAGCTTGATAAAGTTGTATCCCACAAACTTTCTGAAGATGGAAAAGTCTGCTACGAAGTCTACGAACCATCCACCTTTATTGAGAAATGGATTCCTAGCCCTCCTATTCTTGTCAACACTTCAATTATTGCTGTTACTGCGGCTTCAAGTCCTATCATAGCTAACCTTCTTAAAAACCTTATCAAGACTGCGATCAAGAAGCTGACAAAGAAAAAACATGAGGTAAAATAAAAAGAAGCAAAGGAGACTAAGCGAACCTCTTGGCGTTGAGTCAATATCGGTTTAATTGCTTTATCAATTATCCCTTTGTTTATTTTAAGTATTGCTTACCTGTAAACCTCCATACCAACGTATGGGCAGCGAGTTCAGGGCCAATACTTATTTTAAGCACCTGTCTCTGGCTTGGTCACCAGATGAAAAGAGGTTGAGTAGTCCGTCACGACATTACTTTCTCGGCAGTTGCTTATTTTAGGCATACCTCGAAATCTCAAGGGATTAGACTGTCACTGCCTATTTTAATTTATGTGTATGCGGTATAACTTGACCCATTTTTTCTACAACTTCCACATCCTCGCATAAAGAATAATATTTTGAATCTTTAGTGAATCGGATTCCATCACGATAAAGCTGCCCACAATTTTTTAACCTTGCGAGTTCATAGTTGAGGCGTTCCTTTGATAATATTTGCCTTTGTATTTTTTCTTGAGTCGTCGCACTTTTTAAACAGGCATCTTGAAAGCGTTTGTCTAATGGAACAGATATTGTTGCTGCAATTCCAAAGTTGAAAGAAGTCGCATCTTTGTTTCCACTGTAATTTTCTCTAAAGAATAAAATTTCCCCTGGGTTTGTAAGGTTTCCATCTGAGTCTGTGGCCTCGTTATAAACTGGAGTGTGATAAATATAGTCTTGAGGTCGTTTGACGGCTATTGAGGTCGTTGCAAATGGGCTGACACTTAAAGTGGCACCTGAGCATTTGATTCCGTTTCCATAAGTATTTTCAGTCATCGGACCCGTCAAAACCTGTGTGGCGAAGTTTGACACGCTAGATGATGTATTGGATTGTGGATTCGCCACAGCTGAGGTGTTTGCGTAACTTGGCAAACAAGAAAAAAGACTTATTAATTGGAGAAGATAAT